ACTCCGCCTCGCCGTCGACCGCGCCGGCCCCAAACAGGACGACGGCAGCATTGGTGCCGGGTTCTTCGACGTGACCCTATGGGGACGAAGCGCTGAAGTGGCCGCGCAACATCTCACCAAGGGCCGTCAGGTTGGTATTTCGGGCGAGCTCCGCTGGCGCGAATGGGAACAGGACGGCAACAAGCGGCAGGCCGTCGAGATCAACGGCCGCTCGTTCACGTTCGTAGGTTCGCGCGATCCTGGAAGTGATGATGGCGCGTCGGCTGGCACAAGCGACTTCGCGCCTGCTACGTCCGACGACGACATACCCTTCTGAGGTTGAGACTCGTTCACGTCGAATGGGTTGACTCGGGACGCTGCGACGGATGGGAATCAACGGACAGCGCCATCACCGGAGCAGACCAAGACCCGATGACGTGCGAATCGGCCGGATGGGTACTCGCCGACAACGAGCGCTATCTCCTGCTTGCCCCGTCGCACAAGCCTCCGCATAAGCCTGGCGCGGGCGAAGTCCTTTCCAGTCTCGCCATCCCACGCCCCGCGATCGTCGCGATTCACCGGGTCACCATTGGCCGGCGCGTATGACCCTCCGCCTCTGCAAATGCTGCGGCCGTCAGGCGACCGTCGTCCTCAAACCAAGCCGTAGGGCGACGAGCCTGGAGCCAACCGTCGTCTGCCACTTCTGCGATCTGCTCGGACGTTGGCCTTCCACCGCCCGCGCGTTAGGGAGGACGAAATGAAAGTCACGCTTCCGAAGCTCGTCCAGAAATCGAGCCCGAACTTCTCCGCTCGCTCTACGACCATCGACCTCGTTGTCCTACACGACACGGAGGGCGGATACGCCGGCGCCGTCTCCTGGCTGTGCAACCCGAAGGCGCAGGCGAGCGCTCATGTGGTGCTCCGCGAGGACGGGCTCGAAGCAACCCAACTCGTCCCCTACGCCCAAAAGGCGTGGGCGTGTGAGGCGTACAACTCGCAGAGCCTCAACCTGGAGATGGCGGGCTTCGCAGCCAAGGGCTACCCCGCGTTCCAGCTTCGCGTAGCAGCGCGCATTGTCGCCTTTTGGTGTCGCTTGTACAAGATCCCCGCGCGCTACAGCCAGGGCAACCGCTCCGGCGTGACGTTCCATCAGGACCTCGGCGTCATCGGCGGCGGCCACCACGACCCCGGCTTTTCGCTCGCCAAGAAACTCTGGTTCGTCGCACTCGTCAAGTTGGAGCTCCGGCGTGGCGGCTTCCTCGCCCGCTGGGGCAACTGAAAGGGGCAACATGAAGCACGTTCTCAAAGCGCTCGAGGCCGCCGCGGTTGCCGCGCTCGCACAGGCGCCCGCCATCGCCGCGTCGTCCCCGGTGCGCCACTTCATCGAGACGCATCCACAGTGGGCGGTTTACGTTCCGCTCGCTGCCGGCGTCGCAGCATGGGCGTACGGCAAGCTCAAGCCGCTCGTTTTCAAGCCTAAGACCGTACCCGCATCGACTGCGCCTCCCGCCAAGTAGCGATGGCACGGTTTGGAGAATGCTCGGTCTGCCATGAGGAAAAGAGCCTTCTCGACGACGGTGCTTGCGTTGCCTGCACAGACCGGATCTACAACGAGTCGAATATCGGCCTGCGTAAGATCGAGCAGTACCTCGCCACCGATCCACATGTCAGTTTCGTAGCGTGGTGCCGCGATCAGGGCAAGGCGGAGTGAGGGACTGGGCGGGCCGTCCGTACGGACTGAACGAGACCCTTCGGGGTGCTGCAACGATCCGCGGACGGCTCGCCCGGTGAAAATCGTAGCCTGCCTAGCGTGGTATGACGAGCCGATCACGTTCCTTGATCGCTGTATCAGATCGCTTGCAGGCATCGCGGACAGGATCGTCGCCTATGACGGCGCCTGGCAGATGTTTCCACACGAGGATCATCTCTCGCCGATCGAGCAGACGCTACGGATCTACTGGACCGCCAATCAGGTCGGCATCAGCCCGAATGTGTTCCGCCCGCATGTCGAGTGGGGGTCGCAAGTCGCCAAGCGCGACGCCCTGATGCGCGAAGCCTGCGACTACGGCGATTGGCTGTTCGTGATCGACGGTGACGAGTACGTTGCCGAAGCCGATCCGGACAAGCTGCGCGCTACGCTCGCCGAGACGGAGCTCGACGTAGCCTCGGTCACAGCCAAACGGACGAACGGATTCGCAGGCGTCAACGTTCCGCAACCCATCCGCCGCATCTACCGAGCGTCGACTGGCGTGAGCGTCGAGATCGCACATAACGGTTACCGAACCGCCGATGGACGCTGGCTACACGGTGACGGGGCGTTTTGCAAGATGGAGCCCGTCTGTAATACGGCCCCGTTCGTGCTGCTTCACCATGAGAAGTTGAATCGTGGTGTCGAGCGCAACGAGGCGTCGATGGAGTACCGCAAGAACAGGAATCGGACGCAATGCGAACGGTGGAGGCGGCGTTGAGTAATTCGCTGATCGCTCTTTGCGTCATCGAGTTTTTTGTAGGCATCGTGATTGGCGCGTTGGCCGCTTTCGTTTACCTGCTCGTTGGACTGGCGCGTTCCCTATGAGTATGCGCGAACTCGACGCGGACGGCCCCTGTCGGTTCTCATCCGGCGGATGGTGTTGGGCACACGGATTATTCTGCCTGCCGACCAAGTTGTCCGCCCATGTGAAGGGCAAGCCATACATGAGGCTAACGTGAATCCTCGGCGCGAAGCTGAACGATTGTTTTTTGCCGCCGCTTTGTTCGCCATCATCGTCCTACCGTTTGTATTTCGCTGATGGGCTACTTCTCGAACGGTACCGAGGGCGCGATGTTCGAGGAGGCGTGGTGCTCGCGCTGTGTCCACTCCGACATCAGCGGAGATCGCGAGATCGGCGTCGATCCGCCGTGCCCGGTCTGGATGGCTCACACGCTCTACGCGTACGAGCTCTGCAACGAGAAGGAGCATCCCGGCAAGGTGATCCTCGATGCGCTGATCCCGATTCGGGACGATCTATCGAACGAGTGCGCGATGTTCCATCCGGTCGACGCGGGCGCTGCGATTCCAGGGCAGCTCGGATTTTGACTAGCGACGACATCAGGCGTCGGCAACACAACGCTAAGAACTGGGAGCGCCGCGTGGCACGCGCATGGGGAGGCGACCGTCACATCAACGACGGGCACGCCCACAGCGACGGCAACAAAGCAGTCCCCGTCTCGCTCGAGTGCACTCAGACAAGTCGCCCATGGTGGCAGGTCGTCAGGGTCAAGTCCAAACAGGCGATCGTCAACGCTCGTACAGAGGGCAGGCCGCCCGTCGTAGTGATCGGTGCGCCAGGGATGCGCCTAGACGATGCCACCGTGATCCTGCCAGGTGGGCATGGTTGGTTGCTTGATGTGTGCCGCAAGGCAGGCATCGTGCCGGTCAGTGTCGTGATCGACTAACCAAACCGCTTGACTTGCGGCGGGGAAGGAAGACTCCACCCGTACTCGGCTGCCCTCGCCGCAATCGCTATCCCACGCTGACCCTCTAATTGGGAAGGCTCCAACGTTCAAGGGACTCCACGTTCAAGGGACTCCACGTTCGGAGGGAACCATCACCAAGAGAGTCGCCTGCCTCGAATGTGGAGCACCCATCCCGGCCGGCCACCCCTGTCACGTCTGCGGCTTCATCCAAGGGTCACACGATGACCCCGAGTACAGGCGCAACAGGGAACTCGTCCGTGCCAATGCCACTCGCTGCGCCATATGCGGAGACCCCTTCCTACCGGGCGAAGCAATCACAGTAGATCATATTGTGAGCCTTGCAAGTGGAGGGGATCACAGTATGGGCAACCTGCGGGCAGCACACGAGCGCTGCAACAAACGAAGGGGAGACAGGTAGGGGGCGATAGCAGTCGTGCTATGCATTTGCAGGGCTTTTGTGGTCTTTATGGTCGCTAAAGGGTAAGAAAACCTTTTGCAAGTGGTACGCCCAACAGTCCGGGCCTCGAAAAGTGTCTGTGCAAGTGGTGGTATATCAACCTGCACGATCTGCAAGTAGGTAGATCAAACGGCGAACGGGGGTAAAGATGGGCGCTTCTGGGCCTATTCCGAGCCCCAATAGCATCACTAGGCACAAGCCGAAGCAGCGTCGCCGGACGCTCAAGGCCGGGCTCGTCACGATCCCCGACCTCCCGGACGACTATCGCCCCGAGACGGTCGCATGGTGGCAGACCTGGATCGACTCATCCCAGGCCGAGTTCTTCGCCGACACGGACTGGCAGACGCTCCGGCGCTGCGCCGCCCTCGTGGACATGTTCTACACGGCGCCGACTGCGCAGCTCGCGGCTGAGGTTCGGCAGATCGAGTCGAAGCTCGGGGCAACCCAGGCCGACCGTGACCGTCTCGGCTGGACGACGGAGCCGCCGGCCGAGCCTGCCGTAGCGAAGCCGAAGGCGCGCACCGATCCCCGGAGGGCCGCATGACGTTCGATCACATCGTAGGTCTCGTCACGGCCGTTGCGTCCGTGGCCGCCCTCTTGCTCGCATTCGTCGACCTCGACTTGATCCGCCGCGACGAGGGGCAGATCCGCGAGCTCCAGGATGGGGCCGCGCGCAGCGGCGACGGCGATGGCCCGCCTCCCAGTGAAACCGTGGATAGCGAAGGCGTCGAGTGACCGTGACGGCGCGCCCGCGTGACCCCTCCGAGCCTTTCAAGACCTCCGACGCCGTAGTTGCGGTCATCACGACCTGCTACAACCAAGAGGACCTGATCGAGCGGAACCTCGCCTCCGTCCGTGATCAGGCGACGGCCGCGAAGGTTTACCACGTCATCGCCGACGACGGTTCGGCGGACGCTTCGCCGCTCATCCTCCGCAAGTGGGAGGCCGAGCACGACCACATCCGCGTCGTGGAGTGTACGAACCGGAATGTTGCCGGCGCTTTCAACGCGGCCCTGCTCGCTGTCCCACCTGACGCCGAGTACATCGTCGTCATCGGCGGAGACGACTATCTCGCGGACAACTTCGTCGAGGAGTGTCTGTGGGCGCTCGGGGACGCTGACATGGTTGTTCCGGGGATGCGCCGCGAGAAGTATCCGGGGCACAATGCTCGGCTGGAGATGCCCCGGGCGCAGCATCCCACGGCTCAACAGGTGTGGGAGTGGAGGACGACCTACGCGTGGGCTGTCGCGCTGTTCCGCCGCGAGTGTCTGGTTGAGACGGGCGGTTTTCATCAGGTGACCGAGGGCGACTGTGACTGGGACATGTGGATCGATCTTGTCCGCCGCGGTTACGCGTTCGCGTACACGGATAAGACGTGGTTCTACTACGTCCACGTTCCCACGTCGTTGAATAGGACGAAGACGAAGGAGATTTGGGACGAGCACCGCCGGGAGATGTGCCGCCATCACGTCGGTTTCCGGACGCTGCCCGGGTTGGAATGGGAGAAGGCGTGAAATACAAGGAGAGGGCTGGTGCCGTGCAGATCCTCCAGGCAGGCGTTGAACGAAGCGAGCGCGAGGGTAAGCATCTGGTTTGGGTGGACGTGGAGGATCTTGGGACGGTGCTGTCCGTTCTTGCTCGCGAGACGTTGGCACGCCAACAAGCAGAACGCGAACGCGGGCTTGCGGAGGAGCAGGCGTCCCATGATGGTTGTGAGGCCGACAGATTGCAGGCGCGATTGGCCGAGGCCGAGAAAGTGCTGCGCGACGCGAGGGACTGGCCGCTTGGGCTTTCGCGTTTCGACCTCTCCAGACACATTGACGACTATTTCGCGGGGCGACTGACCGGAGATCACGTTCAGTGATCCCGATTGCCGACATTAGTGCAGTCATCGTGACCTACGGCCTTACAGACCTCTCGCGCATTCTCGCCACGCTACCCTACCCCGAAGTGATCGTCTGGAATGATCAGGAGCGCGGCTCGCAGGGCTGCTACGGCCGCTATCTCGCCGCGATGGAGGCGACCCGGCCCGTCGTCTACTTCCAGGACGATGACGTGATTTTCACGGCGCACGAGGGGCTGGGGTTCATGTACCAGCCGGGGCGGATAACCGCGAACATGCCGTCCCCGTGGTATGAGACTTGCGGATACGACAAGTTGAAGCAGGCGCTTGTCGGCGCCGGCTCGCTTGTCGATCGCGACCTTCCCTGGCTGGCGCTCGAGCGCTACCTCAGCGAATTTCCGAAAGACGACCTGTTCCTCGACTACTGCGATGTGGTGGTGGGGATGCTGACGCCGTACCTTCGCGTCGATCTCGGCTACGAGGTTCTCCCGTTCGCGTCGGCGCCGGGGAGGATCTACACGACGCCGGGCGCCCCGGCCCGTAAACGCGAGATGCAGGCGCGCGTGATGGGGATGCGCGACGGTTGGGCGAGGTGTGTCGAGATGAAGTCGTGTCCGGCGTTCAAGCATCTTTCGACGTGTCCGCAGCATCCGGACTGGAACCGCTGACGCTCACCGCCGCCGATGTCTCCGCCGTGATCGTCACACGCGGCGACGTAGACCTAACCCCCGTCATCGACTCGATCCCCTACGCCGAAATCGTCATCTGGGACAACTCTAGGCGAGAAGACCTCAAGACGTTCGGCCGCTACGCCGCGATTGAGGAAACCACGCGGCCCGTCATCTTCTTTGTGGACGACGACATTCGCTTCACCGGTCACGATGAACTGATGGCCGAGTACGAGCCGGGCGTGATCCTCGCGAACATGTCGCCGGGTTGGGTGAACGGGCGCGACCTTCACGATTCCGTCTTCGTCGGCGCCGGCGCCCTGCTCGACCGGGACGTTCCGGCCCGGGCGTTCACCAAGTACGACACGCTGTTTCCCCGGGACGAGGTTTTCTACCTCTACCCCGAGGCGATGGTGTCCATTCCGTCGCGGATCAAGCGCGTGAACCTGTGCCGCGATCCGTACATGGAAGTCCTGGCTTGGGGCTACGCGGAGAACCGGATGGTAAAGCAGCCGTGGTTTGAGGATCGGATGGCTGAGTCGATCCGGCGCGGCCGTGCCGTGCGTGATGCGTTCGGGGGCAAGGAATGACGCTGTTCGAGGGCAACCGGGGTTACAATAGCTTCCCGCTCCTGTGGTGTGAGGAATGCGGCAGGGCTGAGGAGGTGCGGACCCCTTCTCCGCTTCCCGATTTCGTCGCAGACCCATTCCTTGAATGCGCACACTGCGGGCGCAAGCTGGCGTTGCTCCGCTGCATCGTCGTGGGCGCGCACTACCAGGAGCGTTTGGGGATGCCTCATCAGTACGTCGCCACGCTCGGATCGTTCCCCGATCGTTGGGGACGGTGGCCCTTATGATCGGACTCGGCAAGCGAATCCGCGTCTGCACGTTCCATCAGACCGTACTCGGCTGCCCGGAGAAATGTGTCGGCGTCGAGCTCGGTGAGTACGAGGAGTTGCAGGCCGCGACCCATTCCGGGTGTGCGGTGTGCGCGATCCGCCGCAGTAGCGGGTACTACCGGGTTCTCCGCAAGTGTCCCCGCCGGGAGTGCTACGGGCGGTTCCGCCGCGTGCCGTACGACGACACGTTCGCGGACGAGTGGATTGCCGCGTTTAAGTCGTGGCCTCGCCGCGCCGTGCGTCGGCTTCGTCTTGCGGCGTGAACTCTGACTCACGTCTCCTCGTCCCCGACCTAGACGACGAACCGTACCCAACCCTCGGCCGCGAAGTCTGCGACTACATCGAAGCCAACCTCTGCTACGGCCCCGGCGACCTCATCGGGCAGCCGCGCATCCTCTCCACCGAGGAAGCCTACTTCGTCTATCGCGCCTATGAACTCTACCCGCGCGGCCACGCGATGGAGGGCCGCCGGCGGTTCAAACAGGTAGCACTCTCTCGGCGCAAGGGCGTAGCGAAAACCGAGATCATGGCGCTCGTCGCCATCTGCGAATGCTCGGCCGACTGCCCCGTCCGCTTCGACGGCTGGGATGCGAACGGCGAGCCCGTCGGCCGCCCCGTAGTCGACCCGTACATCCCCATGCTCGCCTACACCGAGGAGCAGGTTGAGGAGCTTGCTTACCGCGCGGTCTACGAGATCCTTGCTCACTCGAAGATCGGGGACGAGTGGGATTTGACGCTCGAGCGCGTCGGCCCGAAGGACACGACCGGCCGCATCGTCCCGCTCGCCAACAGTCCGTCGGCGCGAGACGGAGCCCGGACGACGTTCCAGGGTTTCGACGAGCCACACCTGATGGTGATGTCGCGGCAGAAAAACGCGCACGCGACAATGCTCCGCAACATCCCGAAGCGCAAAGCCGCCGACCCGTGGAGCCTCTACACGTCCACGATGTACGGGCCGGGCGAAGGTAGCGTCTTCGAGGACCTGCACACCTATGCGCTGGCTATCGCGCGAGGCGAGATCAAGGACTCGCGGCTCTACTTCGACCACCGGCAGGCCGCGGAGACGTGGAATATCGCCCGGGCCCGGGACTTGCGCGCCGCGATCATCGAGGCGTCGGGGGACGCGGCGGCATGGGCGGACGTGGACTCGATCATCGCGCTTTACAACGATCCCTCCACGGATGAGAACACGTTCCGCCGCTACTGGCTGAACCAGCGCCGGCGCACCGCGCACGGCTGGACGATCGTGCCATTGTGGGGCGACCTCGCCGAGCCTGGCTACATCGCCCCGGATGGTGCAGAGATCGTGCTCGGCTTCGACGGCTCGTACTCGCGCGACACCACCGCCCTTGTCGGGTGCACGGTCGAGGAGGTTCCGCGCCTATTCGTTATCGGGGCGTGGGAGAAGCCGCTTACGTCGCCGGCGTGGCGGGTGCCGCGCAGAGATGTGCGGGACGCGGTTGCGGCGGCGATGGAGCGGTGGACGGTGCTCGAGTTCGCCCCCGACCCCCCCGGTTGGGTGAGCGAAATCGAGGAGTGGGAGGAAACCTACGGCGAGGTGGTTGTCCGGTTCGAGACGAACCAGCCGAAGCGGATGGGGCCTGCCGTTGACGATTTCGAGCAGGCGGTCAGGGATGGCGGGCTGCGCCATGACGGCAGCGAGATCCTGAGCCGCCATCTCGGTAACTGTGTGCCGATGGAGCGTGCCGGCCGAACGGTGATGACGAAAGAGCATCCCGACTCGCCGGACAAGATCGACGCGGCGGTTTGCGCGATCGTCGCGCTCCATCGCGCCAAGTGGCATTTTGCCCATCCCGAGGATGAGGGGATCGGCGTGATTCTCCCGAGCGATTGGGTTACTCCCGGAACGGAGGCGGCGTCGTGATTTGTCGCGAGCAAATGGACAATCCAAACCAAGACGATCGCTACGGCATCACCGGCGGCCGGAATGATCCAAATCCCAATTGGTGTAACTGTCGTCAGGGTGAGTGCGAACTTGACCCAAATACTGAGCACAACCGGCGTATCGCGCGTGGCGACCTCGGAGGGATTGACGATGAGTAAGAACATCTCCGTTCACTTCCACGGAAGTGAATCGTACGGCGAGATTTACGCCGCACTCGCCCAACTCTTTTCCGAGGATTCCAAGAACAAGACTCACTGGGTCACGTTCGACGCCGAGGGGACGCAGATCGTTTTCTTTGCCCCGCCCAAGGAGCAGGAATGAAATTCAGCCTCTATCCGCCCACGGCGGCTCTCGCCGTGCTCTGTGGCGGAATCGGCATGGTATCCGTGCCGTCCGCCCTGATCGTGGCGGGAGCGTTGCTCCTGTGCGCCCAGGTAGCCTATTTCGTCGCACGGACAAAGGCGGGTAAATGATCGGCGTCGACTTCGCCAAGCGGGCAATCCGCGCCGCGGGTGGCGCCGGGTACATGGGGTGGTCCTCACCCTCGACCGACTACCAGGCGCGCATCGGCTGGACAACCCACGGCGCAATTCAGATGGTGCCCGACCGTGGCGCGCAGCGGTGGGCAACCTACCGGCTCATCTACTTATCGAACCCGTGGGTTTGGTCTGCGGTCAACATGCTCGCGCACGGCCTTGGCCGGATGCCGCTGAACGTGTACCAGACCGATAAGGAAGGCTTCCCCGTCCGCGTTCGCTCCGACGTTGTAGCCCAGGGGCGCCCATCCGCCGCCCAAGCGCTAGACACGCTGCTTACCAGCGGCTTCCAGGGGCAACAGTCCGGGCAGCGGATGAGCCGCAAGGGGATGATTACCGGCACGCTCGTTGACCGGCTCGTCTACGGAAACGCCATGTGGCTGATGATCCGCGACGGCGTAGGCAACGTCACCGGGCTCCGGCGCATTCGCTGGCGTGACGTGCTCCGCGTCGAGCCGGATCAGGATGGTTGGCCGATCGCGTATTGGTGGCGGCCGTGGAACGGCTACTACTACGGGCCGATTCAGATCACGCCGGCTGCCGATGTGATCCATTTCGGCTTTGGCTCTGATCCGGAAGGCATCTACGGGATCTCGCCGCTCGAATCGTGCCGCTACACGCTCGCGCTTCACGATGCGCTTGTGCGACATCTGATCGCGTTTTTCTCGAACTCGGCGCGGCCCTCGGGTTTCGTGTCGCTCGACAAGGACATGAACAAGGCGAAGGCTGAGGAGATCCGCTCGCTTCTCGACGGCTTGTACGCGTCCCCGGAGAACGCCGGCAAGGTGATCGGCATCCCGGGTGGAACGTGGCAAGAGCTCGGGAAGGCGCCGGATCAGTCGGCGATTGTCGAGCTGATCAAGCTCTCGCGTGAGGAGACTTCGACCGCTTTCGCCGTGCCGCCTCCGGTGCTCGGCATCCTCGATAACGCAATCAAGTCGAACGTGAAAGAACTGCGGGAGCAGTTCGGGCGCGATTCCCTCGGGCCGTGGGCGTCGGACTTCGAGGAGGAGTTTGCGGCTCAGCTTCTCCCGCAGGTTCCCGGCTGGACGAACTTGAACGTTCGTTTCAATCTCCAGTCGCTTCTCCTGCCTGACTTCGAGGCGTTGGCGGCTGTGGCGGACAAGCTCGGGCCGTCATGGACGCCGGACGAGATCCGGACGAAGCTGTTCGGCCTGTCGCCGCTCCGGTTCAAGGGGCGGAGCGATACGCCGTGGACGGCGCCGCGCACGCTGCCGATGGCGGACTTCCCGACGCAGTTGACGGCGGAGACGGCTGTGAAAGAGGCGGGTATCGCGCAGCCTCAGCCGGGCGACGCCGAGGAAGAAACGGCGCCGGACGGTAGCGAGCCGCCGGCGCGGAAGCCGATAGACAAGGCCGCGCCGAACGAGGAGAACTGACGAATGAGGCGAACGAGCGTGTCTGACCCTACTCGCGCAAGGCTCTGCGTCGGGCTCCTGTAGTTCCTTTCTCTGTGCTTGCACGGTCTTCCGTGAGACGCCCGATGTCAGATCTGAATTGAAAGCCGCTTCCGAATGGGACGAGTGGACGCTCCACTCGTCCCTCCTGCACGCCGCCCGAGCGGAGGCCGAGATCGAACGGCTACGGGACGATATGCGCGAAGCCGAAGCATGGCTGTCGGGTCTAGCCGAGAGCTTCGCTGGCCGCTACTGCGAGGACGAGGACCACGACGCGAACGGCGAGCGCGAAGGCAACACCTGTTTCGACTCCGAGGTCGGGGACTTGGATTTCCCTGACGATTGGTGCTGGCGCTGCTACGTGCTCAAGTGCGTAACCGAGGCTCGTGCCGCTCTGGGGTCTCCCTAGCTTTCTTGTCTATGCAACCCCGTATGTATCTATGTGGAGCAAGCGGTGCGTTCGTTGCGGAACGCGGCCCTAGGTAGATGGAGGTAGACCGCTCGGGCAAGTCCAGACGAGAGGAGCGGAGTTCGACTCCCGCGGGCCGCTTGGAATTGGTTCCAATTACCCTAAGCGAAGCGCGGCGCTTTGTCGCGGAACATCATCGCCATAATGTTGCTCCCCCTGGGTGGAGATTTGGGGTGGGTATTGCGCATAACGGGCAATTGGTGGGAGTTGGAATGGTAGGTCACCCGGTTTCTCGCTTGCTCCAAAAGAAGGAACCGCGAACAGTTGAAATAACTAGAACTTGTACCCTGGGCGATAGCAACGCCAATTCCCGTATCTATGGGGCTCTTTGTAGGGCGGCCCAGGCACTCGGGTATACCAGCGCTATTACTTACACGCTGGAAAGCGAAAGCGGCGCAAGTCTAAAAGCGGCCGGTTTTCACATAGAAGCCGTGGTTCCGCACGAGGAAACCCATCGTGCGGGGCTGTATCCCGTAGACCTGTTTGGCGAATCGAGACGCCCAATAGAGGCGAAGTTTCGCTGGCGGCGCTTCTTCGGTGGACACCGCTAACACGCGTTATCTGTATTCGCTCCATTTGTAACTAAGTCTCTCGGCATGACCTGCGCGTGAAGGCTTACGCGTACGGGAGTCGTGTTGCTTGGCACGTCAGCCTAGGGAGTGCGTCGTAGTCCAAGACGTGCCGAGAGTTTCTAGCGAAAGGAACTCAATGAGTGACCGCTTGCGGCACGTCGCCAGTGTGCTAAGTCAGCCGTGGGCGATCACGCCGGACATGTTCGAGATCGTCTGCGGGATCATCGACCGTCGCGTCCGCGGCGTCAGCTTCACGGACGAGGAAGTCGAAGCCATCATCGGCGAGTCCCGCGCTGCGTTCGCCGGACGCCACTCGTCCGACCACAAGCTACCCACCCTCGTCGGCAGGGACGCCAAAGGACGCTTCGCGGCTGCGAACCACGCCGCCTCGCCCGCCTTCGGTGGAGGTGCACAGCCGGCGCTCGCCATTATCAGCCTGTACGGGACGATCACCCCGCGGCCTATCGCGGGCGTCTCCGGTGGCGGCACGGTCGGGCTAACCCAGTTCGCGCAGCTTGTCGCTGCGGCAGACGCCGACCCGAGTATTCGGCACATCCTGCTTGACATCGACTCCCCCGGCGGCAGCACTGGACTAGTAGAGGAGACGGCGGCGGTCATCCGCTCCGTCCAGACACCGACAACCGCCATCGCCAACACGATGGCTGCGAGCGCCGCCTACTGGCTCGCCGCGCAGGCGGACGAGTTCGTGGTGACACCCTCGGGGCTTGTCGGCTCCATCGGCATATACGCGCGCCACACCGATGAGTCCGGCGCCTACGCGCAGGAAGGACTCGTCAATACGGTGATCTCGGCGGGGCCGAACAAGATGGACATGAGCCCGTACGGGCCGCTCACCGAGGGCGCAAAGGCGCGGACCCAGGCGATCGTGGACGAGCTCTACGGCACGTTCCTCGAGGCCATCGGTTCAGCGCGTGGATTCTCCGCGGACGAGGTTGAGGAGAACTTCGGCGGCGGGGCGATTCTGACCGCCTCACAGGCGCTCGCCGCGGGCGCGGTCGACCGGATCGCCACGTTTGACGAGACGGTCGCGGGCATCCTCAACCGGCAGACGACGAGCCTGCGGGCATCCGCCCCTTCGCTCACCCTCGCGGCCATCGAGGCCCCGGAGGACGACGAGCCGCCGGCGGTCGATCCCCCCGAAGACGCCAACGAAGATGATCTCGCGCACGGTGAGGATCTGATCCCCATCGACCAGACCAGCGCGGAAACAGAGTCTCCGGCCAAGCCGGAGCAACGGCCAAGCGGCGCCGACAAGCCCGCTCTCCCCACGCGCATCAAGGAACTACTCGCGCGTAGGGCGTTCGGGCTCTAGGCCCGGCCTATTCCACCACGGGGCAATCCGCCCCAGAAGGAGAACGATGGATAGATCGTCCATCGAGCGTGACTTGCGCGCCGCGGAGGCCATGCTCAGGGACTCTCGCACATCCGCCCAGGCTGCCCGCGAGGCAGTCGAGACACGGATGAGCGAAGTCGACGACCCCGCCGGGGACGAGCCGCTCCGCGGCCTCCTCGAGGCGGAAGATACGGCGAAAGGTGTCCTCGCGGACGTAGAGGATCGGCGGAATACGCTGCTCCACTTGCTTTCCCGTAACCCGGTAGCAACGGAGATCGGTGGCACACAGCCGCAGGACCTCGTCTCCGCGATGATGGAGGACCCGGCCTTCCAGAACGCGCGTCGGGTCGCCGCAGGGAGTGCCGCAATCGGCGTGCTTCCCACCGTGGCGATCAACAGCCGCGCCGCCCTGGTTCGGTCTCTCCGCAATGGCGGCTACGGCTTCCTCGCCGTCGGCGAAGGAGCAACAGGTGAGGCGCTGATCGCAATCGATCAGAACCTCTTCCCGCCTGTCGAGATCCCGAGGCGTCAGATCCGCCTCCTCGACCTGATCACCGTCGGCGCAACGGACAGTAACCTCGTCCGCTACGGCAAGCAGACCGTGCGTACCGACACGGCTGCACCGACTGCTCTCGCCACCGCATTCCCCGCCGCCACGTACACGTGGTCGACGGCGGATGCCGCGGTCGAGAACATCGGCCAGTACGTCAAGGCACCGCGCGAGTCCCTGCTCGACATCCCGGCGTTGCAGACGCTCATCGAGCAGCAGCTCGTCTACGGCGTCCTGCTCGAAGCCGAGACGGAGGTTTACTCCGGCGGCGGCACGGGCCAGGACTTCACCGGCATCACGACGGAAGTGACCAAGGTTGGTTACTCCGGCGCGTACGTGCTCACCAAGGAAACCAATGAGCGGCGTGTGAGCGTAGTCTCTCGCGCCATCGCAAACGTCCGGACGACGCTGTACCAGGACCCGGACGCCGTAGTCATGCACCCGGTCGACTATCACAACATGCTCGTTGAGGAGTCGACGGCTGGCGGCTTCCTGCTCGCCAACTCGCGGACGCCTGCGGAGTCGAACACGATCTGGGGCCTTCCCGTCGTGGCAACCCCGCTGGCATCCGAGGGAACGATCCTCGTCGGCAACTTCAAGCTCGGCGCAACCATGTGGGTGCGCTCCGGTGCGGAGTTGCAGATGAGCGACAGCAACGAGGACGACTTCCTCAAGCGCCTGATCGCGATCCGCGCGGAGTTCCGTGCCGCATTCGCGTGTCAGCGCCCGCACGCCTTCTGCGTGGTCGAGGGCTTCTGATCCTCAATTCGGTAGCGAAGCGGCCCCGCCCGGAGTGGGCGGGGCCGCCAACGGAGGAGCATGTCTGACATTCCGGCTTACACGACCGTAGACGTAGTGAAGGCGATGCTCAACGCGAGCAATACGACCGCCTTCGAGGACGAGGTGACGCAGGCCGTCGCAACCGCTTCGCGTGCCTGCGACAAGGCGTGTGACCGGGTGTTCTACCTGCGCGACGTGTCAAACGACGAGGTACGAACGTACACGCCGAAGTACCCGATCGTCCTGGAAATCGACGACCTCGTAGCGTATACGAGCGTCGAGAGCGATCAGGACGGCGACGGCTCGTTCGAGACCATCTGGGTGCTCCATACGGACTTCGAGTTCGGGCCTGATAACGCCGACCTCGACGGCAGACCATGGGAGCGCCTGAAGGTCAAGCCGTGGGCGAACCATACCCGCTTCCCCTACTGGAACCCGTCCAGCGTCAAGGTGACGGGCCGGTTCGGCTGGCTCGAGGTTCCCGACGGGATCGTGTCGCTAACCAACCTACTCGCCGTCCGCCTGATCGTCAGGACGCGGATGGCGCCGCTCGGTGTCGCCGGCATTGGTGTCGACGGCGCGGTACGGGTCGCGAAAGAAGACCCGGAGATGGCCGCGCTCATCCGCGACCTCTCGCGGGCTCCGGCGTTCGTATGACCCCTCCGACGCCGCCCGACAGGACGGTCGAGAACATCCGGGCGGCGATGAAAACCGCGCTCGACGGGCTCACCGGCCCGAGCGGGCAACCGTACAACGTCGTCCAGTACAACGTCGCGCCCGTGTTCGCCACGATCTGCTTCTTCCCCGACGAGCTCATACCACATGAGGGCGCCGCGCTACAGAAGTGGACGTGGATCGTGCAGGCGTACATCGGCGGGCTCGACATCACGGCGCAACAGGCGCTCGACACGCTCATCAACCCGAACGGTGACGGCTCGTTACAGACCGCGCTCGAGGCAGACCCAACCCTCGGCGGCGTGGTCGATGACCTGATCGTCACGAGCAACAAGGGCCATCAACTGTTCCGGGTTCCGCAGACGGGCGCAGACGTGCTCGGCTCGACCTGGACGGTGCTGATGGTCATCACCCCCGACCCGGCATAGGCCGGGGCTGAGTTCCGGCCCAAAGCCGGGAGGAGGATGAATGGCAGTCACCAAGTTCTACATCAAGAACCCGTGCGTGCTCGTCAAGACGACGGATGTCTCCGCCTACGTGAAGCAGGTTACGGTCACGCTTCACAAGGACGAGCTCGACACGACCGCCTCGGGAGACGCGGGTCATACGCAGATCCCCGGCTTCTCCAAGGACACGATCGCGCTCGACCTCTACCAAGACAAGGACTTCACCGTTCTGGACGAGATCCTCTGGGAGATCTACGCTGACGAGCAGGCCGTCGCGCTCGAGGTTACCCCGTCCGGGTCGACGCTCTCCGAGAGCAACCCGGGATGGGAAGGCAACGGCAAGCTGTACGACTACGTGCCGTTGAAGGAAGCCGTGGGCGCCGTCGCGATGGTCTCGCCGACGTTCACGATCGACGGCAAGCTGAACCGCATCGGCACGTAATGCCCGGCAAGCCAGTCCGTATCCTCGGCCTGGCCGAACTCATCAGCGCGCTCAACGAGGTAGACCGCGATCTCGCGGTCACGCTCCGGGGCGAGTTGAAGGAAGTGGCCGGCGTGGTGGCAAAGGACGCGGCGGAACGACTCGCTGCGCTCGACCCCACGCCGGCCAAGTCCGCCGCCGGGATCATCCCGCGCGTACGGTCAGCCGGCCTCGTCACCGTCGAACAGAAGTACCGGAAGACGACCGGCAAACGCCCCGACTGGGGCGTCAGGCAGATGCAAGACGCATTCCTGCCCGCCGCAGACGCGAACGAGGACAAGGTTGCCTCCGAGATAGAGGCGGCCATCGATCGCGTCGCGTTCTCACACGGTTTCTAACGCCCCCAAGGAGACACCAATGGCGCGTACGCGCAAGCCCCCGACAGAGCCAGGATTCCGGATCGAAGGAACCGGCCTGTTCTATCCGCTCGTCCCAACCGAGAAATGGAAGCAGGGTGACATCAAGTTAGTCTGCGCCGTCACCGGCATGGAATGGATCGACTGGGCCAAGCTGGTAGAGCGGTACGGGCTCGGCCATCCGCAGACGCGGCAAGGATTCTTCGCGGTCGCGCTCCAGCGTGAGGGCAACCGCACCGCGGAGGACGTTGCCGAGTTCATCGACGGCCTCTCGTTTAGGCAGGGGATCGAGCTCGTCTTCCCGCCCGCCAAGGAGGGCGAGGAGAGCCCCCCGGCGCCCGGCGCGACGGAGGACTAGGCGATCTCGTCGCGCGAGTTGAAGCGGTTCTCGGTGTCGACCTGATGGCAACCTATGACGCGGCCGACGCCTGGCATCCCTGGATGGGCCACTGGTTCGGGCTTCGGCGCGAGGACATGGCCGAGTTGACGCTCCAACAGATCGTAGAAATGCATGAGTTCGTGAAAAACAACACCGGAGAGTAATTGCGCATCCTCGGCATTCAGATTGCGGGCGACTATAACGACGTTGCCGTTAAGTCGGCGGTTGGTGATCTACGCGCGTTCTCGGAGGCGTCCGACCAGGCGGCGGCGAGTGTTCAGCGGCTTGCCGCAAAGCGCGCAGACCTCCAGATGCTCGCAGCGGCGCAAAAGGACTACGCGGCAACTACGGTCGCTGGTTCGGACGAGCAGCAAATCGCCCTCTCCAATCTCTCTAAGACGGAAGCGAGACTTGCCGCCCAGATCAAGGTAACCGGAGTCGAGTCGAAGGCCGCTAGCGCCACCATGACGAGCGGCTTTTCGTCTGGGATGAAAACCGTAAAGTCTCTCGCTGCGACATTCATTGGTCTTGGCGCCGCGATGGGCGGATACAGTCTGTTCAAGTCGAGCATCAAGGGCGCGGAGGACTACAACGCCGCGATCCGGGCAACCGACACCGCAATCAAGGCAACAGGCGGAACGCTCGCCGCGTACACGCCCCATCTCGCCGCGCTCGAGAAGCAAGCCGCGCAGCTCGGCTACACGAGCGTGGACATGCTCACCGGCTTCAAGAACTTTACGCTCGTCACCGGCAACGCCACTGACGCCGTGCAGTACATGGGGCTGGCTGAGAATATCGCTAGGGCGAAGGGCCTCGACCTCACGGTTGTTACCAACGCGCTCGGCAAGGCGATCGACGGAAAGTCTACGTCGTTGCAGCGGTACGGGATCGTGCTCCAGAAGGGCGAGACGTGGGAGCAGGCGTTCGCCCAGGCCGGCCAACGGTTCTCCGGCCAGGCGCAGGCGAACACGACGGATATGCAGAAGTTCAGCGCGGCCATGTTCGACTTCAAGGTTGAGATCGGCGAGGCGGTCCTGCCGGAAGTGGACAAACTGATCGCCAAGTTTACCGCCTGGATCAGTAGCGCCAAGAATCAGAAGACCGTCACGGATGATGTAAAGAAGGCCGTCAGTGATCTGACCACCGTGCTCAAGGATGCGCGGACGATCATCGCGGATGTGGACAAGGTGACGGGCGGCTTCAAGAATACGCTGGAAATCCTCGCCGGAATCAAGCTCGCATCGTGGGCCGCCGCTACGGTCGCCGAGATAGCTAGCGTCGGTACTGCCGCCGACGTTGCCCTTGGCCCCGTAGAGGCGCTGATTGCGGCACTAGCCGTAGTTGCCGGCGGTACGTATCTCGCCGTCAAGTCTCCGTCCGTCAAGCCCGGCTCTATCAAGGGCACGCCGGGGCATTACACCGAAGTCATGCCGGGGCTTCACGGAGGGCTTATCCAGATTACGGATGCCCAGGCGGGAGCGGCAGGCGTCGGCCCATTGGCGGGCGCTACCAGCGCCAACTCGGCGATGCAACACGGAGAACAGGGCGCCGCATCCTCTCGTGCCGCTACGACCGGCCGGGCCAAGCTCATTAGTTTCGCCATGTCGATGCTCGGTACCCCGTACGCCTGGGGTGGCACCGGACCGGGAGGCTTCGACTGCTCCGGACTCGTCCAGTGGGCGTTCGGACAGTCGGGCGTGCAGCTCCCGCACGTCACCACCGATCAGTTCAAGCTCGGTACGTCTGTTCCGCTGTCAAAGATCAAGCCGGGCGACGTTGTGTTCACTGAGAAGGGGAAAGGCCCCGGTGGCGGCCCCGGACACGAAGGCCTGTACGCCGGCGGCGGCCAGGTTATCGAGGCGCCGCACCCGGGCGACAAGGTAAAGACGGTATCGCTCGCCTCGTTCATCAGCGGCGGTCTCGCCGGCATCCGCGACTTCATGGGTGCTGCCGGAACCAAGCCCAACATGCTTCCCATCTCCGGGCCGAGCACGGGCACAGGCAAGACAAAGAAGGCGCCCGCATACAAGATCCCCGACGAGCTCGAAGCCCACATCCGCGCGGCTCAACAAGTCTTCGCCGACAGCGTTACCAAATCACATCTCGCCACGCTCGACTCGCTTCTCGGACAGGAGGAAGCAGACCTCAAGGCACACGGTCAGGACGCCAAAGCGCAGAGTGTGGCTAACGAGATCACCAAGGCGAACAAGACGCTTACCGACGCCAACGCCAAGATCGTTGCCGCGCAACAGGTCAAGCTAGCGCAAATCACGATCACGAAACTTGTGAAGGCCCCATCGGCTGACGAGATGACACTCAAACTCGCGACGGCCGCCAAGAAACCGACGGAGGCCATCCTCGCGGACCAATCGAGCCTGCTCAACGCATACGAGAGCGAAGCAGCCAAACTCAAGAGCGATCTAGCCAAGGCCACTGGGAAGGCGAAGGCGGCCTACCAGTCCGCGCTAAGCAAGATCCAGACAAGCGTCACATCCACCGAGGACAGTATTGCTTCCTCGCTTGAGTCGATCGCACAGATCGCGCAGAGCGGGCTACAGAGCATCATCAGCGAGATCGAGACGGCGGCCGACACGGCGCTCGGGAATCAGTACTCCCAGAACGGGCTACTGACCCCGGCCGAGGCGCAGTTCACGAAGATGCAGGCGGAGGATACGGCATCCTCGCTCGCGCAGGGCGTTGCGAGCGCGCAACAGGCGCTAGCCGACGACATGAACGGCGCGCTCGAGGAACAGATCACCGACCTGGCGACCGGCAACGTCAAGAACATCTACGGGCCGAAGGGCAGCGCTACACAGATCGCGCAAGACGAGCAGGCGATCAACGCGGCGCAGCGCGCGATCACCGAAAACAATTTGCAGACACAGGCGACCGCCGAGCGAACAGCAGCCGACAAGGCCTACGCAAGCGCGGAGTTCAACCTCAACGCGGCGCTCGAGTTGTTCTCACAGAACGTAGGCAACGGTGCGAACGTACAGGCCGAAGCGACCGCGCTGCTCGACAAGTTCGGAATTTCGCTCGGGAGCTCGACCACTGAAACGGGGCAACTACAAGCGTTGCTCGCGTATTTCGGTGTTTCGCTCGGCACGCTCAGCGATCCCGGCGGCAAGGGGTTGTTTACACAGCTCCAGTCGTCCGTCAAGGCCACGATCGCCGCGTTTACGACTCTCAATAAGTACCTCGCCAATCCTTCTGTTGCACCCTCCGCGGCCCCCACGAGCAATACGGGAGCCCCGTGGACGGGCGGCGCGAGCGCGGTCGCTTTCTCCGGCGGCGCGACCCCGGCACCGACGCAAATCCCCGGCTCGCGCGCCACCATTGGCGCCTTCCCGATGATGGCTAGCGGCGGCGACATTCTCCGCGAAGGCTTCGCCTACCTGCACGCCGGCGAGCGCGTCCGCGCCGCAGGGGTGAGCCGTAGCGGCGGCGGCGATTCGCCGATCAGCGTGATGATCGTCGCCCCGAACTACATCGGCTCTCAGCGCGAGCTCGCCGAGGCGATCAAGTCGCGCGGGGTGATCGAGTCGGTTGCGACGGCGGTCATCATGGCGGGCCGTCGCGGACATATTCGACAGTCCAGTTTGCCAACATGACGGCTAGCGCTTCGGGTTATGGGCAAGGCGTTTATGGCGGCGGCGCTTACGGCCTTGGTTCCAATTGGGGACTTGGGACGCGCTCCGACTACAGTTGCCTGCTCGCCGACTTCTCCTATCCCGTTGCGCTACTGGATCGCGCGGCAACGGTCGTCCTTAGAGATTCACTGACCAAGTAGGAGCCAATGGCTGTAGCGACGTACGACATCGGGGACGACGTTCTCCTGCAAGCGACGTTCGAGGGTCTTGACGGCACGCCGACGAGCCCTGATGCGGTCACGTGCGGAGTGAAAAGCCCGGACGGCGCAATCACGGCCGTCGGGCTGAGCGAAGTCTCAACCGGAGTTTTCGAGGGCACGTACGCCCCCGTCATGCACGGGCAGCATTGGTACCGCTTCGAGGGAACAGGCGTGATTCGCGCCGCGGCCGAAGGCATGTTCAACGTGCGCACCCAATACGTAATCGCGGAGGACTGATAGATGACGATTGCTCTGCCTACACCCGGTGGCGATATTGGCGCCTGGGGCGACAAACTCAACGCCTTCCTCGGGGTTGCGCACAACTCGGATGGGACGCTGGAGACGGCGGCTGTGGGGGCTGCGCTCGGCGGTGCGCTTTCCGTCCCCGGCGACATCACCCTCGTCCCCGGCAACGCTGGCACCACGTCGCACGCGGTCGTCCTCACTGACCCGACCAATGGCTCACAGAGCGTTGCTGGCGCGCTTCGCATCCTTTCCGGCCCCGCCACGAGTAATACGCTCATGTTCGATGTGCGCAACCAGGACTCGGGCGGCGTTTCGCCGGGGATCGCACCGGCAGCGCACTTCATCGGCGCGAACGGGCATTGGGCCGTTGCGATAGACGACGCGACATCGCCGTATGACCGCGACTTCTGCTTGACGAAGGTCTACCAGGACGCCACCGAACGCGACATCCTCTACATCTACGGCGGCTCACAGTGGGCGACCCTCCTCAGCGACACGGCAGGCGCGGGCGCCCCCCAGTCCGTGTTCTTTACGTCAGGCCCGCACCGTCTCCCGGTTGCGGGCGTTGGCATGTTCAGCCAGCTCGGCGGCGGCGGAGACCCACCCATCCTCGACCTCTACCCCAACTCGCTTTCCGCTGACAGCTTCCGCACCGTGCTCGTCCACGCGACGAACCTGCCCTACGTCGACGCCAACCCCACCTTCGCGCTCTACGCGGGCGGCGGCGTTACTGGCACCGTCTCGGGCGCGGATCAGCCGACTCTCAAGTTCGGCCCAGGCGGAGCAACTGCCCCTGACACGTTCATTAGGCGCGGCAATACGGGCGGCATCTACATCTACCAGGTGTCGGGAAGCGCGGTCGCGATCCCGCTCTCGATCAACAACCCGGCCAGCTCGACCTTCGACTCGTTCCGGATCGACAACAATGGCACCGGCCGCGGCATGTACCTCAACAACACCGCGAACGCCAGCTACGGCATTTACATCGACAACTATTCGGCCAACGGGTCGCCGCAGGCCGCGATCTACATCAGTCAGCACGCCGCTCAATCGGGGCTGGTTGTCGGCCAGGCCGCGGCGGGCGCGGGCGCCTACACGGCGCAATTCCAGGGTCAGGACTACGGCGCCAAGGTCTCGACGTCGCAGATCAACGGTGTCACGCTGCTCGCCGAGCACGACAACGTTGGCGCGGGCACCGTCGTCCAGATCCTCAACAAGGGCACCGGCCTCTCACTCGACGTGCAGAACACGTTCACGCTCACCATCGGGATCGCTGACAAGACGATGATGCAGTTGACCCCCGCACTCGCGGGTGCGTACACGCTCACCCGGCTCAACTATCTCCAGGTCAAGCAGCCGACCGGCGCGGCGACCGTCACGGATGCGGCCGTGGTTCAGTTCGATGCGGCGGCCGGAACGCACCTTGCCACTATCGGTGCGACGACGAAGGCGACACCGACGGCGGTGACTGCCTGGATGAAGGTCAACATGAACGGCACGATCCTCTACTCGCCCCTCTACGCCAGCACCACGGCATGAGCAAGGCGCCCCGCAAGCCGAAGGAGGGCACGACGGCATGACGCTTCGCCCCTACAAGTTCATCATCAAGGCCGTCCCACAGATCGTGGACGCCGACGGCGAAGTGGTTGGCGAAGAGGCAGGCGTGCAGCCGGTCGAGATGATCGGCGTCAAGCAGGCCGTCCAATGGGTCACCGAGTTCCCGGCGAAGCTCGCCGAAGCCGAGGCCGCACAGACGCCCGCGCCTCCGCCGAACCGGGCCGCACGACGCGCAAAGCCGAAGCAGGCGTAGGGGCTGCGAATCGAGATTCGATGTCCGGTCTAACCTACGGTGACGGCCTCTACGACGGAGGCCCCTTCGATTACGGTGCGGTGCCCTACGTGGCCCCGTCGACCGTCCCTGTGCTCGTCGTGGAGTTCGACCTCACGAATCCGCCTACGACCCTAGCCCGATCCTGGACGCGCGTCGACAACTATCCCGGCGTAGACGCGCAAGGCCGGACGATCACCAACCGCGCCCGCTCCGCCGCGTGGACTCGCGCCGGCCGCACCAAGGAGACCGAGCAGACGCAGGCGGGCTCGCTTCAGTCGCTCGTCCTCGACAACCGGGACGGCATCTTCGACCGGCTCAACCCGGACGGCCCGTTCTACGGTGCGCTCGACCGATCCTTCTGGATTCGCGTCTCGGTAAACGTGGGCGGCATCACCTATCCGCGCTGGACGGGAATCAAAGACAAGGTGCTCGGCAACCGGCCCGCGGGCGGCCGTGATCGTTTCGTGGAAGTCGTCGGTGACGACACGATGAAACTGCTCGAACTGTTCCCGCTGTCCGAGCTCTCTTACTCGTTGGCCTCGTCTGGGGCGCGCGTGTCGGCCGTGCTCGCTGATGCGCAAGTCCCCGTCGGAACAGTGGACGCGGGGCGGCTGGCGCTCACCTTCCCGGCGATCTCCTTCCTCGCCACCGACACGACCTCCGCGCTGTCGCACCTCCAGCAGGTCGAGCAGGACGAGCGTGGCCTCCTGTTCGCCGACGCGGACGGATCGATCGTATTCCAGAATCGCTACTACCGGGCGAACGCACGCGGAGTTGGGCCTATCGCTGTGATTGGAGAGGCTGACGGCGACCTGCGCTATGTGGAGAGCGATCGGACAGACGACGCGGAGTACCTGTTCGATGTCTGTGCGATCACACCCGCAACCTCTGACGCAAACCCAACTCCGGTTATTCAGGTGGAGATCGATTCCGCGTTCCAGGTTGACCAGTTCGCGCGCCGCATGGATATCTCAGCGGCCACCGACATCGAAGCAGAATGCCACGATAACGCACAGTGGTATGTGCAACGGTTCGGGAATCCGCTTCCGTATCTAGCGCAGGCCCAACTCCTCGGCGCCCGTGACCCTTCGACGTGGCCGACCATTCTCGGTGCCCGAAACAGCGATCTTTTTGAGGTTCGGCAGAACACCCCGGGGCCGAATTGGTGGTACTGCCTCGAGCGTGTCACCGAAACGTACACGGCTGGGCAACCGCTCCAAGTCTTCTGGGATCTTTCTCCTGCGCAACGTGACACGCTCTGGAAGCTCGGGGTTGCTGGACAGTCCGAACTTGGCGTCTCTACGCGCCTAAGCTAGAAAGGATCTATGTCGCTCGCCTATCCTTTCCCGGTTGGGTACTTCGTTGAACCCGCCGACCTGAACGCTGTCGGAATATGGTCTCTTTACGACACGACGCTCACCGGCTCGGCTGCGTCGATCGACATCACCGGGATTCCCGCCACATTCGCGCACCTTCAGCTCGTTCTTTCCCTCCGCTCGGACAACGCCGCGGCCGCCGTGAACGTCCTCATGCGGTTCAACAACGACGGCGGCGCGAACTACGACTACGGGTTGGGAACCGTTGCCGCATCCGGGACGACCTTCACAGAATCGTTCGCCGGGGCAAACCTCTACCTGGGCGACTGCCCCGGCGTCGGGTCGGCCGCCTACCTGTTCAGCAGCCAAGAAATCTGGCTTCCCGACTACACGAACGGCGGCAACAACAAGGCTTGCACGGGGGTCGGTTCCACGAAGGTCGGGACGACGAGTGGCAGCCTCCGCAACTATCTGATCGGCGGCTGGTGGCGCTACAACACGGCGATCAACCGGATCACGATCATATGCGGCGCGAGCGCGAACTTCGTCACCGGAAGCCGCGCCGTCCTCTACGGGGTGGCCGCCTGATGAGCACTCCCGAAGCTCCAACGGTTTGGCGTGTCGACCCGGATTACCCGGCCGGTCACCCAGTCCTGATGACCGACGCCGAGGTCACACAGTGGCAGGCAGACCGGGCCGCCGAAGCAGCCGCCGCCGCAGCCGCAGCCCCGGCGACACCCGATGAGCTCGCAGCCGTACCAGCCGCGATGGCCGCCCAGAATCTCGCCGCCACGTTCAGCACAATAGACGAGGTAGCAGCGACCGCCGCACAGCTCCACGCCGAAGCCAAGGCTGGGATTGCGAACTTCAAAGCCGACATCGCCGCATGGGACACGCTCACCGACGAGCAGAAACTCTCGCATGTGCTCGGGCTAATGCAGGCGATGGTGCCGGTGCTGCAAAACCTCACCGGGGACTTCTCCTAGGTGGCGGTCTCCGAGTCGGACCACCTACGCAAGCGCGTGGAAACCGTCGAGCAGCGCGCCGCCGCCCTGGAAGCGCGGACAACTCGGATCGAGGACGCGCAAGCGAACCTCACCCGCGCGGTGGCCGCGATGCGGAAGTTCAATCGTGTGCGGTTCAACGCGATCGAGGACAAGCTGGAAGAGATTCCGAGCAAACTTCAAGACGCGAATGCGCGGCAGACGCTCGAGTTTCGGGCCGTCATCGCCGAATCGGAAGCCCGGACCGCCGACCGGCTCGCAGCCGCCGCGCGCATGTGGCCCGTGTGGGCGACCGTCCTTGTTACCGGGGCCGTGACGCTCCTAGTCGGCGTCGGCATTGACTTCGTTCTCCGCGCCCTCGGCGTCATCTGATGCGCCGATTTCTAGAGTGGGCCGTCTATGGCTTCCTCCGCTGGTTCGAGTCGTTCGATTCGGTATGGCAGACCATCGTTATTTGTATCGGGGGGACGATCTTCTGCCTCGCGTTCCCCGGACTCATTTCCCTGACCTTCTTTGTTGTACTGCTCTCGCTCTACGCGACCTTCACACAGAACGGTCTCGCGCACGAGAACAAGCTCAACTCCGACGGCCTAGCACACAACGCCGACCTTCTCCTCGACCTCGCCCAGACAATGAGCGTGATCCTAGAGGAACTCCGACAACAGCTCATTGACGACAAGGAGACCTCGGTTGACCGAACTACCCGCTAGGACACCCGCGCCGCCCATCGTCGTCGTAGAAAACGGCATGAGAGTCCTCGCCATCGACATCGAGACGCGGCCGGCGCTCGTCTACACATGGTCACTCTGGCAGCCGACCATCGGCATCGATCAGATCGTAGATCAAGGCGGCATGATGTCGTGTGGGTACAAGTGGTTCGGCAAGTCACGGGTCAAGTTCCTCTCCGACCATCACACCGGCCACGAGCAGATGGTGCGCCGCCTCTGGGGCCTCCTGGACGAGGCGGACGTGGTTGTCCACTTCAACGGGCGCCGCTTCGACGTTCCACACATTCAACGCGAGTTCGTCGAACTCGGCCTCAACCCGCCGTCCCCGTTCAAGCAGATGGATCTTCTGGAGACGGTCAGGCACGAGTTCCGCTTCCTCTCAAACAAGCTCGCCAACGTGTCTAAGCAGCTTGGCCTCGAGGGCAAGGTCGAGCACGAGGGGTTCATGCTTTGGCGCCGCTGCATGGATGGCGACGAGCTCGCCTGGGCGCGGATGCGCCGGTACAACATCCGGGACGTGCTTCTGCTCGAGGAGGCGTACCTCGTGCTCCGTCCGTGGATTCGTTCGCACCCGTCACACGCTGCGTTCACCGGCCGCAACGTGTGCCCGAAGTGCGGGTCGGCGCGGATCGAGGGGCGCGGGCTCGCCACGCTCACGACCGGCCGCTACCAGCGGCTCCACTGTCTTGAGTGCGGGGCGTGGTCTCGGAGCACGCAGCGGATCGAGAAGACGGCGGTCGTGCAGATCGCTAGCTAGGCGTTCGGCTTTCGCCTCTTGACCATCGTCGCCATCACAACAAGTTCCACGGCGATCACGGCAAAGAAGGCCCCGGCGGCAACCGCGCCGGAACGCGTGATCATCATCGCAAAGATGGCGGCCAGGATGGGAGTGAAGACTACGCCTTTCATGTTTGCCTCCAAGCGAGTAGGGTAAGACTTTAGACATCGATCTGCGGGGAAAGTTGAAAGCCCTAGGTGACCGTTGAACAGCGGCTCTCTAGGATCGAGCTTCTTGTTGAGACGTTGCTTCGGGAGGTAGGCGGCGAAGTACCTCCTCAAGCATTCCCTCGACTCTCTGTAGTCGAGTGCCGATGTCCGCCGGAGCCAGTTCCCCCTCCCCATGAAGTAGCCACTCCTGGCTCCGGCCCGTAACGCTCGCGATCTTCTCCAAGTGTCGCCAGGGGACATAGGTGTTCTCCCACTCCTCCACGGTGCGCTTGTGAACGCTGCACAGCTCGGCTAGCTCCGCCTGTGTGAGTCCGGCCGACATGCGGGCTTCGGCGATCCTTTCGCGGATCTTCTGTTCCTCGAGCGCCATCCTGGCAGCAAACTTACGCAGTTTGCGGGTTTTTGTCGTCACAGAGTTCATGTGTCCCCCTTGACTTGTGACTTTGTTGTGAGTCACAATACGCCCACAAAGCAACTGTGACAAGGGGGTTCTCCATGTATCCGACCGAGCCCAAACATCTTCCCCGTGACTTCGACTACGGCGTCGGCTTCGAGCGCACGCGCGAGATTCGTATGGCCTTTGCGCCCGACGAGCCACGCTGCGCGATGTGCGGTCTCCCGACGATCCTGCACCGCTACGGCGAGTGCGAGGATCAGGAGCCGGATACCGACTGATGGCCGCATGGCGCGAAACACGTTCCGAGTTTGCGCGGGCGCCCTTCCCTGCGCACGCCGAGCCGGTTAGGACTTCTCCCTCCCCCGGTCCTTCCGGCTCGGTCGCTCTTACCCCCGGTCTGTCTGCGCTCGCCCGCGCTCACTACGCATGGGCGAAGCGGCGTCGGCCGTGGCTACTGCGAGAGGCGGCGTGATGGCGCACGCTATCGCGCTCGTCGTCTGCGTCGTCCTGCTACCCGCGTTCTTTCTCACCTCGTTACGGAGGCGCTGATGCACGTTCACGACCGCTGCCAAGCCCAACCCGGTACGCCCGGCGGACTGTGCGCCAAGGTGTACCGCGGCGTCGAGCGCGACTTGATCGACAAGGGCCGCTGCCGCTGCTCGAAGTGTTACAACGAGCGACACCCCGCGCCGTCGAAGGTCGTCAACCTCGCCAAGAGGTACGGCGGATGAGCAGGGTCGTCGCCAGACAGGCGCTCGCCGCGCGGAACGATCTCCTACGGAGCAAGCTGCCCCGACAGTGGAAGTTCGTGATCCGGCATCGCCGCTGGTTCCCGCAATCACTCCGCGTCCGCGCTCTCATCATCTACAGCGATGCCAAGATTGACGCCGAGCGCGAATTACCGCGTCGGTGGCGCCGCGAGCTGAAAGGTGAACGGATGCTTCCCGCCAAGGAGACCAAGTGACCGCGGCGCGTCTCGTCCATCCGCGCGGCCGACGCGACACGACCCGCGTAGACGGCGTGACCTCGACCACCGTCGAGTTGGAGCTCCGGCTCGGGCAGACGGTCACCATTTCTGCGGGGCACGGCGTCATGCTCGCGGTGGAGCGGTTCGAGTCGGGCGCGGTCACGGTGCGGAACGTGCTGAGCCGCAAGGTGCTGCGGGCCTGGGCGCCAAAAGAGGCGCAGCGCAATGAGTGACACGAAGCCCGCAACGTTGCTTGTTGCGCTACTCGCAGCGCAAGCCGAGATGCCGGCGCTCCAACGTGATCGGCTCAACCCGCATTTCCAGTCTCGCTATCTCTCTCTCGAAACCCTGCTCGCGGAAGTGCTGCCCGTGCTCAACAAGCACGGCATCGTCGTCTCGCATCTCCCCCGCTACGTCGAGACGGCGACCGGGCTTCGGCCCGCGCTGCGGACGGTGCTCTACCACGCCGAGTCCGGGGAAAGCCTCGAGGAGACGATGCTCCTATTCCCGGTCAAGGACGCCCCGCCCGAGCAGGGGAGCGCGATCACCTACGCGCGCCGGCAGAGCTTACAGGCCATCCTCGGTATCAGCGCCGACGTGGACGACGACGCAGGCACAGCGGCCAAGGCGCGGCCCGCGCGCAAGAAGCCGGGCGCTATCAGCGCCAAGCAGCGGGACGAACTCTTCGCCGCCGTTCGCGGTGCGCACATCGCCACAGACCGCGCCGTCACGATCATCAAGGAGGTTGCGGGCGTCGACCGCTCCGAGGACATTCCCGCAGCGAAATATGCGGAAGTGCTCAAGGCGATCAAGGCGGCGAAGGCATGACGGATAAGCCCGCATTCGGGTACGACCCTGGCCGCCACCGCCTCACCCTCGACGGCTTCCACGTCCCGTCCGTGACGCAGATCCTCGGCGAAGGACTCCCGAAGCCGGCGCTCAAGTTCTGGGCCGCGAAGTCGGTAGCGGAGTGGGCGTACGATCAGCGGGACGCCTGGAAGGATCTTCCGCGTGAGGCGGCCGTCGATCTGCTCAAGCGTGAGCCGCTGCGCTTCACGAAAAAGCGCGCGAACGTCGGCACGGCCGTCCACGCCGCCATCGCGTCACACATCACGGACGCCGAGCCGCCCGAGCTCAACGATGAGGAGTTCGGCTACTACGACGCCGCGCTCGCCTACCTAGAAGAGCAGGACGTCAACGTCATCCGCTCGGAGGCGACCGTCTACAGTCGCCGCTACCACTACGGCGGCACGTTCGACCTCTTACAGTCGCGGCCGACTATCGATGTTTCACCCTACGCCTCACCTCGGGACTTGGTACACGGTTCGCCTGAGATCGCCGACTTCAAGACCTCGAAGGCGGTCTACCCGGACGTGGCGCTCCAGCTCGTAGCCTACGGTCGCGCCGACTTCATCGGGGACCGCGTAACCGGCGAGGAAATCCCCATGCCGGAGATCGCCGCCGGCGTCATCGTCCGACTCGACGCATCCGGCGCATACGAGGCCATCCCCGTCACGCTCGGCGAGGACGTGTGGGCTTCCTTTCTCGCCGTCCGGGGCGTCCATGATTGGGCGCGCGACGTTGCGCCGTCCGTGCTCCAGCCGGCGCTGAGGAGGGCCGCCTAGTGGAATTCGTCACCGGGCCCGCGAGTATCAGCGCGTGGGATCAGACGCACGCGGACGCGATGAAGCGGCTGCGCGGCTGCCGCGCGTTCGTGCTCGTCACCGTTCCGAAGGGCAGCGTAGACCTGAGCCTTTCTGCGGCGTCGGGCGATCTTACGCCGCTCGGGATGGCCGCGCTTCTGAAGATGACTGCGGAGACGGTGGTGGGGGAGATCGAGGAACTGATCGCGCATGAGACGGAGGAGGACGAGGCGGCATGACTGAGGCTCCCAGTCGTATCATTGACTTCGCTAGGTCGTGGTTCCAGGAGTGTGGCGAAACCTGGGGCACGGGCATATTAGTTAGCCGAGAGCCGTTGCGGCTCCCGTGGCGGCCGGGAAGAACGCGGTATTCCCCTGGCTCCCTCGTTCGAATCGGGGCCGACCTAGCGATAGTGCGTGAGGACGAGGCCGCCTGATGGCCCGCTACGGCGCTGAGGGCCACGCTCCCGCTCCCGCCCCCACGCCCGCCAACGGGAGCGGGGCGGCCGAGGTTATCGTGCGCGACATGATGACCCCAGACCGCGCCTTTGACGACTTCCTCGACGACGGCCTGCGCCGAGGATGGTCCGAGCGCACAATCAGCACATACCGGCGAATCCTCCGCGGCTTCACAGACCGGCTGCCGCTCGACTACGACATCAGCGACGTGAAAGAAGACGACGTGCGCCGCTACCTCGGCTCCATGAAAGGGCTAAGCCGGGGCACGATCGCGCACGCCGAAGCCGTCCTCTCATCCGCGTTCAAGTGGTGCTACCTCAACCGCAAGATCAAAGCGAACCCGATGGACCGGATACAGCGGACGAAGCGGATACCCGCCGACGAGCTCGACGTAACCCACGTCTCATCCGAGGACGTGCCGAAGCTGCTTGCCGCCGCTCGCGCCCTTGACGCTCTCGCGTCGACCCAGACCCGCCGCGTCTGGACGCACACGATCTGTCTGATGATCCTCGTCTACATGGGCCCGCGCCGGCGCGCCGTCTCCCGTCTCCGCCGCCGCGACTACGACCGCAAGAACGGGCACATGAGGTTCAAGGAGAAGGGCGGGAAGACGATATGGAAGCCCGTCCCGGATGAGCTCCGCCCCGTGCTCGACGAGGCGGCCGACTCCGGCGTCTGGGCGAAGGCGACCGACTTCCTCGTACCGCCGGCCCCGTACGCCTTCTACTCCAAGGAAGTGCTCGACGGGAAAGAGGATCGGGATGACCGTTGCATCTGGGAGATCGTGAAGGCGTGCGGGCGAAAGGCGGGCGTGGAGACGCACGTTCACGCGCTCCGGGCTGCGTTCGCGGTCTACTACTTGAAGTCGAATCCGGGCGACCTGGAGGGGCTACGGGCGTTGCTCGGGCATCGACAACTTGCTACGACGGCGATCTATCTGCGGTTTCTGGAGCAGGAACAGGCGATGGATCGGGTTAGGGGACTGTCATGGGAGGATGCGGCATGAGCGATCTACTGGCCGAAGCGCGCAACCCCGACGAAACACGCCGCTTCTACCCACTGGGCGAGCATCCCGCTACGTCCCGATGGCGGGAGGAGCTAGCGCACCTGGAAGAACTTGAGGCGCGTGGTGCTGATGCGGGCGAGGCCATCGCCTATGCGAAGGAACAACTGGCCCGTTTCGAGTGGGGAGAAGATCGCGCTAAGCGGGAGTACCTTCTGGTTCATAAGGGGACTGTCATGGGAGGATGCGGCATGAGCCCCGCAACGCTTACCTGGGTTGATTCGACTATTGAGGGTGAAACCGATTTTCGTCTCTATGGTGACGGGCAATTTGGCCTGTCTGGATGGCGCGGAACGTTTAGGGCCAAACGGCCATTCGCAGAAGATCCCTTCCCGGACGAGGTGACCCTTCGCCTGGCGGATGGCTCTGAAGGACGCGTCCTCCTCACCACCCTGAATTTTGAGCGCAAGGAGGACGATCTGATTTTCGTTTATCACATCGTAAGTAGCGGACGTTTTCCAAAGGTGGGCGAGGAGTGAGTCGAACACTCTCAGGCGAGACAATGGGGGAGGCCAGATTCGAACTGGCTAAGCCAGAGGCACCGGTTTTACAGACCGGCTCCGATCGCCGTCCCGGAAGCTCCCCCTCGTTGCCGTGCTGCGCGCTTAGCGGCCCCACACGAATCACAGCGACAACCCAAGCGGTATTCCCATTCGGTGCCATGCCGAACGACGTGCAAGCCCTTGTTCCACGGATCGGGAAGCCCTTGCGTCTTGGTGCGCGCATCGTGGCACGCGGCGCAGAGAAGTTGACACTTGCGGACTTCCTCCCAAAACCGTCTCTTGCTGACGGTAAGCATAGAGGCGATGGAGGCAACCTTAGTGCTCGGGTCGATGTGGTCGAACTCGAGGCCATCGGTCGAACCGCATTCGGCGCAGACGCCGCCGAGGAAGTCGATTGCCTCTTGCCGTCGGCCGCGACGGTACCGCGTGATGTACGCGGCCATATTTTCCGCGTTGTAGGGCATACGGGTATTTTACCACAAACGCGCCGCCCCGGCTCTCCGACTCCGGCGCTCGCCCCTAAGGAGGAATCGTAGCGTGAGCGACACACGTAGACCCCAATGCGTACCGCTATGCGGCGCCGTCCGCGCATACGGCAAGGAGAAGGCCGAGCGCCCCGAGTCGTGGTGGCTTCACGAGAACGGCTGCCCGATGCGCGAGTGGCTCCGGTTCGCAATGGAAACCGAGGTCGTTCTACCCGACTTGGACGACAAGGCAGCCGTTAACTCGTTCGCGTCTTGGTTCGTGGCCTGGCAGCGCGAGCAAGGGTCACTCTCGCAAGTCGTATTCACATCCGGCAACGAACCTGGTAAGGATGAGTAAGGTTCGCCCAACTTTCGCTAGATCATCCGTTCGCGGTGTCCCCGCATGGCTATTGGGCTCTCGCGAGGAGAAGGGTACCTAATGGGCGGCGCCTTCCTACTCGCGCTGTCGTTCTACGTCCGAGACGGCCTGATGACCGATGACGAAGCTGTATCCGTTTGGCGAGCGCTTTGGGGAGCGCCCGAGCCGCCTACGGCTGTAAGCGCGGACGCTGACATACGGAAGGCGTTGGCCGATATTCGTACGGCTCGCGCACGGCTCTACGGGGAGGGTCAAACCGCTGAATCGACCTGGGCGGATTCGCTCTCTAGGCGCGTTGTCACACCGGACGACAAATCAAACGCCAAGCGATGGAGCTTGGCCGTGGCACCGGATACCAAAGTTTCCGTAGATCCCTTTCTCCATACCGCCTCACAGCGAACCTCCGTTCTAGGTGGTTGCCCTATCCATCCGGCATGTAGCCAACAAACGGCGAAAGTCCGAGAGAGTGGCTCTGTGCCTGACGGCGCCCCCAACCCCGAAGCCGCCGTTTGACCCTCCGCGTTCGTACGGCCGACCTCGCGCCCTATCTCAACGCCTGGATCGACCGCTTCCGCGCGGACCATCCCCAACCGCCCCAGTCCTCCGGCCCGTCCTCCTGGCCGATCGTCCGCGAATCTTCAAACGCCCCGCTAACGGCGATCCGGGCGCTCGAGTGGCACACAGCCGAGGCGGGCCATCGCGTCAACCCGGACTCGATTGAGCGTATCCGCCGGCAAGCGGTGGAGTGGGTCGACTTCTGGAAGACGGCCGATCCGTTGTTGTGTGCTATCGGGGGCTCGGATTTGCGGGCTTCTGGCGCCGTCCCGGTTTATCGATACATGCGGGGAGAGGATCGGTACGTGTTAGAGGACGAGGACGAGTTGTTGGAAGCCGCGTGAGGCTTACTTACACCGACTTCATTGACCGGAAGCGGGCCGCCTCTCCCGCCGATCTGATCCCCACGGCGGGCATCCCTTCGCGGCTGTTCCCATTCCAGGTCGCCTTGACGGAGTGGCTACTCAGACACGGCCGCGGCGCACTGTTCGCTGACTGCGGACTCGGGAAGACGCTTATACAGCTTGCATGGGCGGACAACGTCCACGCGCATACCAGTGGAGACGTGCTCATACTCGCTCCGCTCGCCGTATCCCCACAGACGAGACGCGAGGCGGGGCTGTGCGGAATTGAGGCAACAGTCTGTCGTACCGCCGCCGACATCCATCCGGGCATCAATATTACGAACCATGAGCGGCTGCACCACTTCGCCGATCACGATTGGTCGGGCATAGTGCTTGACGAGTCTTCGATCCTCAAGGCATTCGACGGTCGCACTCGTGAGGCGCTGACGTTGTTCGCGCATCGGGCGCGTTATCGGCTCTGTTGCACCGCGACACCGTCCCCGAACGACTACGAGGAGCTTGGCGGCCACTCTGAGTTTCTAGACGTGATGGGCCGCCGGCAGATGCTCTCCGAGTTCTTCGTCAATGACGGAATCTCCGCGGCGCACTGGCGGCTCAAGCGGTATGGTCAGAATGCGTACTGGCAGTGGATCGCGACATGGGCGCGGATGCTGCGGACACCCGCTGACCTCGGCTTCGACGCCAGCGGTTTCGACCTGCCACCACTGACCGTCAATGTTCGCACTGTCGATGCCGATTCCGTTTCCGGGGATCGGCTTTTCTCCGTCCCGGTCGCGACGTTGTCCGAACGGAGGGAGGCGCGACGCGAGTCGATCAGTGATCGCGTTGAGATAGCCGCCGAGCTCGCCAATGCGCATGGGCGGCCGTGCGTCGTGTGGTGCGACCTGAACGCCGAGTCGCAGGCGCTCACCCGCGCGATACCCGACGCCGTCGAGGTGACGGGCTCGCAGTCAACCGACGACAAGGAGGAACGGCTCGCCGCGTTTAGCGCGGGCGAGGCACGCGTGATCGTCAGTAAGCCGTCGATCGCCGGATGGGGATTGAACTGGCAGCACTGCTCCGACGTGATCTTCGTCGGCCTCTCTGACTCGTACGAGCAGTACTACCAGGCGATGCGCCGCTGTTGGCGGTTCGGTCAGACGCGCCCTGTCACGGTGACTGTGATCGCGTCGAACCGCGAGCAGACCGTCCTCGAAAACATCCGCCGTAAAGAGCGCGAGGCTGGCCAGATGTTCGAGTTGGTCATCGAAGCGATGGGAGAACGCGCATGATCGAGAAGGGCAAACGGTGGGAGCTGCGCCTCGGCGACAGCGTCGAACGCATCGCCGAAGTAGGTGATGAAGCGGTCGGGCTGAGCGTGTTCTCGCCGCCGTTCCCCGGCATGTACGTCTACAGCGATTCGCCACGCGACATGGGGAACGCCCGCACGATCGAGGAGCTGATCGAGCACTACAGCTACCTCGCTCCGAGCCTGTTACGCGTCACGATGCCCGGCCGCTCCTGCTGCGTCCATCTCTGCCAGTCGATCAAGGTGAAATATCTCGACGGGCATTCCGGCCTGCGCGACTTTCGCGGCGCTGTTATCAATGTCATGGAGGAAGCAGGCTGGATCTACTACGGCGAGGTTTGCATCGACAAAGACCCGCAGGTCAAAGCGATCCGCACGAAAGATCAGGGCCTCCTTTTCAAGTCGCTGGCGAATGACTCGTCGCGAATGCACATGGCGCTCGCCGACTACCTCTTGCAGTTCCGTAAGCCGGGCGATAACCCTACACCGATCCGTGCCGGGATCAGTAAGCGATACGGCAACGAAGAGGGCTGGATCACCGCGGAGGAATGGATCGAATGGGCGGCCCCGGTATGGTATCGCGCGGGCGAGAACTACCCCGGCGGCATCCGTGAGACCGACGTGCTAAACGTACGGGTTGCCCGCGACGCCGGAGACGAACGTCACATCGCGCCGTTGCAACTCGGCGTGATTGAACGTGCCGTGAAGCTGTGGAGTAATCCCGGCGATCTCGTCTTTTCGCCGTTCGCTGGAATTGGATCTGGGGGTTATGTCGCGCTTCAGCATGGCCGCCGGTTCTCCGGGATCGAGCTGAAGGACAGCTACTTCCGGACGGCCTGCCGAAATCTCGCAGTAGCGGAAGGGCAAATCTCGCTACTCGCTGACGCCGCGTGAGCCAAACCCCTGAGATCGTCTACTCGTACGTTGACGAAAGCGGCGAGGAACTATTCCAATGCGTCCGCTTCCCCGCCAAACGCCTCCGCCAACGCCACCACGACGGCACGAAATGGGTCTGGAACCTCGAGGGCGTCCCCCGTGTCCTCTACCGCCTGCCGGAAGTGCTGGCCGCTGGCAGCGATCACCGCGCCGTGTGGTGTCCCGAGGGCGAGAAGGATGCTGAAGCGCTCACCGCGCTCGGCTTCGTCGCAACTACGTCCTCGATGGGTGCCTCGTCCTGGCAGGACGAATACGCGGACGCCTTCCGCGGCTGCGCATGGGTGCTCATCCCCTGTGACGCCGACGCGCCCGGGCGGGCGCTCGCCGAACAGAAAGCCCAAAGCTGCCATAAGCGCGGCATTCCCGCCAAGGTCATCGACCCCTACCCCGCCCTTAACGACGGTGCGGACGTGGCCGACCTGATCGCCGAGTTAGGCGAGCAGGCCCGAGAAACCCTGGAACGGCTCGCCAAACAGGCGCCGACGTGGGCGCCGAAGCCTCCCGCAACCCCGCTGCTCCCGATCGTCTCGTTTCGCGAGTTCGCTATGAACGTCGGCGAGTACGACAAGACGCGCGACTATCTCGGCGGACTCATCCGCGGCGGCACCCGTACGCACGTTATCGGCCCGATCGGGCACGGCAAGACGACGTTTATGGCCGAGATGGTCTCGGCGGCCGTCCACGGTACGGACTTCCTCGGCTTCACCGGCTCCGGCGCCGCGACACGCGCGCTTTACATCGAGCTCGGGGACATGGCCCCAGAGGAAGTCCAAGAGACGTTCTACAGCGCCCGCTTCAACCTGAACGATGACCGTTTCGATCTCGTGCTCCTACCTGACGGGCTCGAGGTTGACCGCAACGAGAAACACCGCGCGATGATCGAGGACGCGCTCGCCCGGTACAACATCGTCGTTATCGACCCCTGGTACAAGCTCTTGTACGAGGAGTTGTCGGACGGGATGAAAAACGTTCGTACCGTGACAACCTTTCTCGACCGTCTCCGTGACCGCTCCCCGCGCGCCGCGGTCGTCGTCGGCTTCCACGCGAACGAGCCTCAGCCGGGGCAGCGGATGCATGGGCTCGGGTCGGCGTCCGGCTATAAGGCGTTCCAGCGTGGCGCGAACACGGCTGTCCTGTTCGAGCGGCTTCCGCGGAGCACGAACCGGAGCCGAGTGACATGGGCTAAGACGCGCTCGAAGCGCCTGCCGAAGATGGGGACGGAGTGGCTCGTGGAGTGGCACGAGGGCATCGGCTTCCAGCACATTGAGCGGAAGCCGGCGTGGCAGGAAGCTCTGGAGTACGTCACCGACGAATGGCAATCGACACACGACATCGCGGAGGCGTGGGCGAAGGGCATCGACTGGACTCGCCGCGCGTTGAAGGAGGCTGCGTTCAACGGGGCGGCTGAGTCGCGCGGGGGCGCCCGTGGATACGGCGGGGCCGCGATGTGGCGGCTCTCGAATGCCGATCAGGAGGCCCTGGACGTTACTGCCTAGTAATGGGATAAGGAATAAGACCCTATGTACGTATGCTCCCATATCCGATTCCTCTGGTCAGGGGAGGCTGTGCGGTGCCCGCCCATACTGGCGGGCGGCACCCCGCGAACGCCTCCGGAGGCTGTGCGATGCCACGTAACCGCAGGTTCACCCGTAAAAGCAGGGGGAGGGGACAAGGAGCCATGTCCCCATGCACCAAGACGCACAGCAACGCCGCGTCGACCTTATCCACGCCCTACGATCTCTCCGTGACGTAAGCGAAACCCTCCAACGCGGCGACAGCGGCGGCAAGTTCACCGCCGAGTCACGACTCCTCACCATGCCGTCCGCCTGGCACGCCGGCTGTCCGCGCGAGTGCATCGGCCGCGGCGGCAACGACCCGCGCGCATGTAACTCTACATATGCCCGTCTCGTGCTCGCGCTGATGCTGATGCGCAGCGTATGGCCAACGCATCACTGGCACGTCTCGCAACGCTATCTCGACAGCGAACGCCTCTCCCACGAGCTCGTCCGCGTCGTCCAGGGCACACGGCCGCGCTACTGGGAGGCTATCCGCCGCGACCGTTGGGACGGCGACACACACTCCGTTCGCTACAGCGTCGGCGACCGGCTGCCCGCGAACGTGGAAGTCCTCTCGTTCGTGCAGGACCTCCGGGCGCCGATCAGTCGACGCGAAGGGATACCGCCGACCGCCGTGCTCGTCTGGGCTGCGATTGAATGGTGGAACGAACGTGTCCGCGAGACGATCGTCAAGGAAGCTGTGGACGGTCTGCTTCAGTTGATGCCGGAGCGGATCGAACTTCCCGCGGCCGTGGCGTGACGGAGCGTGTGACATGGCACGAACTCACAGCACGCTACGACGACACGGAACGGAAGTTCATGCGGCGGCTGTCGGCCAAGGCTCCGGACGAGGCGAGGGTGCTACACGAGGCGAAGGCCCTGCTCGGGGCGAGGATTCTCGGCTATCCGCGGGAGAAGGCGGTACGGCAGCGATGGGCGTACTGGGCTTGACAGAGTGCAGCTCCCCCATACGCTTACCCGTGGAATCCCAGGAATGCGCCACCGACCCGGCAGCGCGCTACCTCGGGACAGACGGAGAGTGGAAAGGCGGCGTCCGACCGTCGAGCGTCATCGAGACGCTAGCCGACCTCGAATGGCTGCTCTCGCATCGCGAAACGCCGCGCCCGCAAGTCGTTTGCCGATGGTGCGGCAGTACCACGCAACCACCCTCCCTCGCCGCCGCCGCTCGTTGGTGGACATCTCATCCCTGCGCAAAAGGACTCGCAGCATGACCCGCACCCTCACGGAGATCCGACACGACATCGAACATCTCGCGCTGGAGCGTGCGGACGTGCTGCGAGAACTCGGAAACTGGCCGGCGCCCTCAGGCATGGTGCGCGACACATCCGAAGGAAAGACCAACTACCTGCTCATTCGCTTTGGGCCGATGCTGCGCCGATGGGCCGCGCATCTGACCAAGGGCGAAGCGAAGTATCCGCCGCCGGAGATCGGCGTCCCGAACTGGACGCTCGCCGCCGGGCAGGAGGAGCTACAGCGGTTCCGCGAATCGGCGTGCCGACACTTCGAGCAATGGCTAGCAGGCGAGACAGACGAGGACCACGCCGCTGCTGTGCTGTTCAACATCAACGGGGCAGAGTTTGTAAGAGAGCGGTTGGAGGCTTCTGGGGACGGTGCCTCTAGCCGTTTGTGACCGCGCGCCCGTGGGCTGCGGGTCTAACCGGGGCGCCGGGGTGACAGGCGCCAACACTTTCAACAAAGGAGCACGCCATCAATTCGGTAGACATCATTGGGCGCCTAACCCGCGCTCCCGAAGCCAAAACGCTCCCGAGCGGGACGGAAGTCTGTTCACTCCGCCTCGCCGTCGACCGCGCCGGCCCCAAACAGGACGACGGCAGCATTGGTGCCGGGTTCTTCGACGTGACCCTATGGGGACGAAGCGCTGAAGTGGCCGCGCAACATCTCACCAAGGGCCGCCAGGTTG